TTCGGATTTTCTGATAGACACCAGTGGCGGGCTGGTGAGGATAAGCCAATAACTATCAGCGAAATATCAAATATGAATCGCCTAAAGGTAACACAGAATCGGAATCACATTGCCTCTATATTAAATGAATTCAATGTCGGGCGAAGTGGTGGCTATGATGCACACAAGTTCAATGATACTATTAAATCGTTAGGAATAACATATAGCGAGATGAATGAATCATGGAAAGGTCCAATGACACAACCTAAAAAGATTGTGTCAAAGACCGTTAAAAACAAAAAACTCGAAATCTACGAATTAAAGTCTACCGGTGCCAATGAATATATGTTTTACAATGCAACGGATAATGTTCATATTGCTAGTCTGATAAGCAAGACGAAAGATACATCGTATGATTGCGAGATGTATAGCCATTCATATGATGAATTATTCGCACGGGGGGTGGAATTATTAGACAACAGCAATAATCGCATTAAATTTTTTATCAACCGCATCACATCTGATGGCACTGACATTAGACATAACTCTGATTTTTATTCTAAATTATGGAAACATGGGTTGGTACATGATGTAAATATGGGTGGTGTGAAAAAGATGGAAGAACAGTATCCATCCTCAACCATAGCAAGAACCAAAACAGGCAAATGGGTCAGCGAAGTTTACAATGACAATGACCCAGCAATCAACAGTGTGATGTCTAATAAAATAAAGGATGACATGGGAAACACCTACCGTTATAGCAACACAATAGCACACCAGTATGGCATAACACCATTAGTCCCTCATGGGGGCATCAACAATAATGGTACGATTTCACATGATACAAGGAATGATGATTACTACACATTCTACCGAAGAAATAAGCCATTATTACGTGTAATAGTCGAAAAAGAGGGAATGATAATATCAGCGATATTCAATATAGCCGAAGATAATACACAATTGGCAAATAATTCCACATTGGTTAATTTCAAGAGTGAGATTGGGAAACTGATGAAGATTCAGAAGTTAGCGGGCAGTAGATTCTTAATAGACAATGATTTATATTATAACCGAGGCAAATTACACGAAATCAATGATAATCAGAAGATGTTTGGATACCAGCATGGTAAAATCACATATGAGGATCATCATCAATGGAAAAAAGTGAATGCTGATGAGTGGAGGTTAATGTTAGAAACTGAAGATGGCACTAAAACATTGATCACGGTGGTTGTTACACCTGATGGTGGTCTAGAAAAGATTGAATTCACTAATAAGCAAATCAGAAAGAAGCCAAGGTTATACCAACCGCATCTCAATGACTTGATTGATATTGTAGATGATTTATACAGTGGCGAATCTGAATGACAGCTGCAAGCACTGCGCAATGATTATGACTAAATATAATGATGGAACCAGTATTTGTAAAAATATTATTTGATTTGCATTGCGATTGGGAAGGCATTGCGCCGGAATATAGGATATATGTTGAAGATGAACTATTCTGCGAACGAACATTCAAATGGAAAGAACCAGTTTATTTGACCGAAATACTGCAAGTAGAAGCTGAACATGGTACATATGAATTTCGATTAGAAAAAGTAGAACCACAACTAAGTAATTTTAAGATAGAAAATACGAGAGTGAAATATGGCCCAGGTAACATATTATCTGACACAAAATTTGAGATATTAAATGAAAATTAAAGAAATAATGGAAATGACTTCAGCAGGCGGAATAGCTACCGTATCTGCCCCATTGGGCGAACCAATAAAAAGGAATCCTAGTATATATGCTAACTCAGTGAATAAAAAGAAAGCAAAGAAAAAAGGCAAGAAAAAATGAATTTGTATAACTTATTTGAAAAAGATGACAAGGCAAAATCGATCAAAGGTGCGTCGAACAAAGAAAAAGATGATCACCAAGACATTAAAATCCGTGATCCATTACTGAAACGGAAGATTCAAAAAGCATCAGCGTCTACCGGATATGCAGAGACTGATCTTGAAGCGATAGTAACCCAATGGTCACGAGAACAAGATCGTGACCAAGAACAGATTGACGATTTGAAAGATCGGGAGGACAAGCTAGAAAAGAATGTTATACGGTTAAAACAACGCGAAGATGATCTTGAAAAAGATCTTGAAACCGAAACAGCTAAAAGAAAATCGAAGATTGCACAACTACACGCAATGTTTGATTCTGATATCGCAGATATAGAAGAGAAAACTGAAAATCTAATACAGAAAGAGAAAGAGTATGCTGGTAAAATGGGTGATATACAAAATATTGATGCGCATGTTAAATCAGCATTTGATGCAGTATCTAATACTACCGCACAGTATTCTGCTGAAGTTACCAAACTAAAAGAATTAGAAAGAGAATACGAAGATAAAATAAAAAAATTATATCACACACAAGATGTGTTGACGCAGAATATGGAATCAATGCAGGATGAATGGGACGAGTCCAAGGCTGATATAGATAACCTCAAAGATGACCTCTCACATTCATTGATAAATATTGACCAAAATACACATACTAATTCTCACAATCACAAGAAACAAATGGCACAGCGAGAATTAGAAGATAAGCTAGTAGCATTTCAAAATCCAAAAGATGAACAACCGATGGTGTAAATACAGCAATGAAAGCACGCGTATCACTAGACCATTTAATGTGGTTAGATAATGAGGCACATTTTACCAACGAGTTACGAAATGTTCTAAATGATGCTGGTATTATCGTATTACCAAATGATATCGACACCGACATCAAGAATTGGAATACTGACCATTCGGATGCAACATTTGCATTGCTAGGATTTACAGATATCATGTGGGACAACGGCTTTATGACTGCCCTTAATGAAATAGCCAAAACATTCAATAACAAAATCGTATTGATATCAGACAATATTATCAATGGAGGTTCCTTTCAATATGATAACCTACAATTTATATCCGTAAAAGAATTCTATGGGGTATATTACAATAACGACCAACATGAATATCACCCATCTAAATTATATGATTGCTTAATTCAGCGGGTAGAAGAATACCGGTTATTGCTATTCAATGAACTTAGCAAACATAATTTATTGCACGAGGGGTATGTTAGTTGTCTGGGTTATCAAATTCCTGATTGGTTACAACAGCATAATATATCCACCCCTCTCGATGTTATAAAAACGGTGTCAGAGAATCCGGGTTTTGATTCTTCATCAATCGACATTAATGAAATGCCATTTACGAATTTTGATGAACCTGAAAACTTATATGATTTATTATCAAAAACAAAGTATTCCGTCATCAATGAGACATACAATTCATCAAATGAATATGATAATCCTTTTATTGTGTTTACTGAAAAGAGTATCAAAAGTTTGCAACTCCCTAACATATCATTAATATTAAATAGCAACAACACGAGTGAACAATTATTAAACAGCCTAAACTTAAAAGCACATCCATTAAATTACATGCTAGATTTAATGCCTAACCGTTATTCACAAATTCAATTAATTATAGGAATTCTTAAAAATAACATAACTGCAAACAATGTTGATTTAGATGCGTTAGCTATGCATAACCAAAGTGTATTAAAAGAATATCATAGTGCATTATATACCAAATCATTCTATGACGATATAATTAAAAAAATAACACTCTATTGACATTCTAAGATCTTTTTGTTATAATTCGATGCAATGAATAACACTATTACATAAAAGGATAACAAATGCCAATACCAATTTTTAACACCGAACAGAAGACTAAACTAACATACCTTATTAATGAGGGCGTTAGTGTTATGACAGAAGTTCAAACCCTAAATGAAGGTCTTAATGATACTATTAAGGCTATCGCCGAAGAACTAGATGTGAAACCTAGTGTTTTGAAAAAGGCTGTTCGTACAGCATTTAAACGAAACTTTCACCAAGCACAGGATGATCATGAATTGCTAGAAACCATACTTGAAACAGTCGGGAAAACAGAATAATTTTCTGCTTTCTTAAAACAAATATATATATATAGCATAGACCCCCCACGGATGAAAACCCGTTATCAAACATAAGATCACGGAGATTTATTAATATGTTTAAAGCAGTAAAAGCAGTAAAAGCAGTAAAAGCCATAGCAATCACGGTAGCAATTGCCACATCAGCAGTCGCAACTACCGCCAACGCGGATTTATTGGACTTTTTAGGTACCAATGAAGTTGAAGCCAATACATATAACCTTAGAATGGTGACAGCTTTCCCTAAGAATAGCCCAGGACACGGTGCTAGTTCAGTGCGTTTTGCCGATAATGTTCGTGCATTATCTGATGGACGCATTGATATCAAAGTATTCGCATCCGGTGAACTTGTTCCAATGAAAGAAGCATTCGCAACAGTCAGCAATGGCAAAGCGGATATGTACCATGGAATCGAAATGTTCTGGCCTGGTGTTGATCCAGCATTGAACTACTTTGCTACTATTCCGTTTGGTATGACCCCGACCGAACACCTTGCGTGGGTTGAACATGGTGGTGGTCAGGCATTATGGGACGAGGCGGCAGCACAGTACAATATTAAACCATTTGCACTAGGAAACTCAGCTACGAGTATGGGTGGTTGGTATAATAAGGAAATCAACACGACAGATGATATTACTGGAATGCATTTACGCTTCCCAGGCTTAGGTGCAAAGGTTATGCAGAAGTATGGTGCTAGTACAACTGTAGTTTCTGGTAGCAAGATTCTACCTGGTCTTTTAGATGGCTCATTTGACGGTGCAGAACTTGCTGGTCCTTGGTATGATAATGCAATGGGTCTTTATAAGAGTCCTGCAAAGCACTATTATGCACCTGGGTGGCATGAACTGTCTACTATTCTTAGTTTAGGATTCAATGCCGAAGTATGGAATGATTTTAGTGATAAGGATAAGAATCTTATTGTAACTGCTGTTAAGGCTGAACAACAAGTACAATTCCTAGAAAACTTCTATCACCACAGCGTAAGTCTACAAAAGATGTATGATGAGGACAACATTACGGTTAAGCATTTCCCCCAACCTGTTCTTGATGCATTCAAAAAGACGGCATATGAACTAATTGATGAGAAAAATACAGATTCGGAATTAGCACAACGCACACACAACAGCTATTTCGGCTTTATGAAAGCTGGCAAGTTGTATTCAGAAAATGGTATTCTACCTTATATGAATTCAAGAGACACCGCTAATTAAGTAATCACGCGATATAACATACAATAAATGTTATATTCAATCCTAGAGGATCTAGTTTTAATTACAACATCATGCTTCATTATGTGGAGTATCATTGAGTATTTACTAACTAGGTCCTCTAGTTTTTTCTTAAAGTTTTTTACCAAGACTTTTACGGTATTGGTTGTTATATTCTTAACAGATTCATTAAATGATAGCTGGCAAGCACATGATATTCTAATAGATATGACAGGGTTACCATATAGCAAAATCATTCTCAAAGCATCAATTCTGCTAACCACAATCACGAGCATAGTAATAAATTGGCAACAGAAATCACATTATTAATAATCTATATTGTTTCATTGATGGTCGTTAGTCTTAATACTAGATCATCAAATAACAATGCAGTATGGTTTTTAGTATTCACTTGTTTTTATATTATCCTTAGTATTGCACACACATTAGGTGATTTTTCATCACTTGCAATGTTAGGTTCTAGGTTATATGGTATATTAGCATCTCCGAATATGTTAATAATTACACTCTTCATACTGGCAAGTTCAGTCTTAGAACATAGCAAAGAATTAGACAAAATCAATTTATGTGAGGGTGACCTTCATGTATTCAGCAAAGTATTCTATTTTACTGTATTAGGTACCGTTATTGCAGGTCCAGCAGGTACAGTAGGCAGTTGTATGATTCTACTCAGTAGTTTTGGTAAAGCACTTTTAAAAGATGATAAAATGCCAGTAAAGTTAATAATTGGTCTAATATTATTGATCTCAACGATGGGTCAATTAGTGCCACCAGGCGTACTACCAATTATGATTAACGATGTAATGACTAACACAGTGCAATCATTTTGGTTCGGCCAAGGCATATATGACTTTGATATTGCTGCGAGCATTGACTTAATGAACGCATTATATATCCCTAGTCTTATCATATTAGCATTAACATTAATATATATCGTATTCAAAGTACATACCCCAACAATGAAGCAATTGCGAATAGACTTGGGTAAATTATTCAAAGCAAATATATTATTTGTGAGTGGTATCATAGCATTATGTACATTAAGCATTCTGAATATGATTAATGTATACCAATTCGGATATCTATTCATATTTTTCGGGTTAATTATTACTTTTTTAAACAAGAACTTAAACAAGGATTTTTTGGTAGCAGTCACAAAAAGAACCGTCACGATGAGTGGTGGTATATTAGTATTCATCGTGATTGGTAACTTAATTGCATTCGTTTTTCAAATCAATGGCAATTACGATGCTATTATCAACTATTTCCGGTATGGTGATATTAGTATGTTACAAACACACATATCATACATTGGACACTTATTAATATTGGGTATGTTTTTAGACCCCTTTGAAATAACATATGTATTCTTGCCATTTACCTCAAATATTATGTTGATGCAACAACTTGACACAGTATATGTTGGTGCATTGACTACATTGGTATTGCAAGTTGCGTACCTGACACCACCCATTGGGTTAGGATTATTCTATTTAAAATTAATGTTTAGAGATATTAGTTTTAAAGACATTGCAATGTCTGCAATACCAATGATGGTTATTCAAATAACATCTATTGCGATATATGTCATTTATGCATTATATATGAGTAATCGCTTGTAATCTAGTCAGCAATGCATTATAATATGCTTCTCAACACAAGGAGATAAAATGGCATATATCGATGCGATCTATGATCGCGATAATGATAAAATACAGATAGCAGAACGCATAGATGGCAAAAGGATATTAAAAGATTTTCCTGCCATATATGAATTCTATTACGATGACCCAAATGGAAAATATAAAAGTACACACCGAACACCTGTTAGCCATGTTAAATGCAAGTCTAGTACAGATTTTTACAAAGAGTTGAAAATTCACAACAATAAAAAAATATATGAGAGTGATTTTAACCCTGTCTTTCGTTTTTTATCTGAGAATTACAAAGATGTAGATTCACCTACCTTACACACAGCATTCTTTGATATTGAGACAGATTTTTGCCAAGAAAGGGGGTATGCCCCAACTTCTGATCCATTCAACCAAATAACTGCAATTTCATTGTATCTTAATTGGTTAGATAAATTAATTTGTCTCGTAATTGCACCTTCTACATTAACACCAACGGAAGCAAATGATATCGTTAATGGATTTGAGAAGGATGATGTTATTCTATTCAATACCGAAGTAGAAATGGTTGAGGCTTTTTTCCTACTAATTGATGATGCTGATGTACTGTCAGGATGGAACAGTGAAGCATATGATATCCCATACCAAGTAAATCGTGTTACCAAGATAATGAACAAGAATGCTACTAGGAAATTCTGCTTATGGAACAAACTTCCAAAAAAACGCACATTTGAACGATATGGCAAGGAACAACAAACATATGATCTCGTTGGCAGAATCCATATGGATTATATGCAACTATACCAAAAATACACATATCACGAAATGCATTCGTATGCACTTGATGCAATTGCTGAATATGAACTTGGTGAACATAAAGTCCCATACAAGGGAACATTAGACCAGCTGTACAACCAGGATTTTAAAAAATTCATCGAATATAGCTTACAAGATACAATGTTACTAGCTAAACTAGATAGGAAATTAAAATTTTTAGATTTAGCTAACGAGTTAGCACATGCGAATACTGTGCTGATCCCAACTACTGCTGGGTCGGTTGCACTGATTGAACAGGCAATTATTAATGAAGCACATGAACGTGGTTTTGTAGTCCCAAACAAAACCAAAGAGGAGATAATGAATACAAAGGCGGCTGGCGCATATGTTGCTTATCCAAAAAAAGGTATTCACAAATGGATCGGATCAATAGATATCAATAGTCTATATCCATCAATTATCCGGTCATTGAACATGGCACCCGAAACGATTATTGGACAGTTAAGACCTACCAAAACTGACAAATATATCAAAGATAAAATGACTAAGCGGAAAGGAGAAACGCAAGTAACATTCGCTGGTGCATGGGAGGGGTTATTCAGTTCGTTAGAATATTCCGAGGTAATGGACAAGAGATCTGATATTGAAATAGATGTTGATTGGGATGATGGCAAAACATCAAAACATATGGCATCTGAATTATATGATATTGTATTTAACCCAGCTAGTAATTGGGCATTAAGTGCAAATGGAACCATCTTTTCATATGAAAATGAAGGCATCATACCTGGATTATTAGAACGATGGTATGCCGAACGTAAAGTTATGCAGAAAAAGAAAAGAGAAAGCACCACCAAAGAAGATATTGCGTTCTGGGATAAACGCCAACTAGTAAAGAAAATTCTATTGAATTCATTGTATGGTGCGATTCTTAACAAGCATTGTCGGTTTTTTGATAAGCGAATTGGTCAATCAACCACGTTAACTGGTCGTGCTATTGCACAACACATGGATGCTTATGTGAACCAATGTCTGACTGGCAAATACAAACACGATGGAGAATGTATTGTATATGGTGATAGCGTTACAGGCGATTCGATGATTCGTGTATTCGAGGAAGAGGATAGTACTATTGCAGATTTATACAATAGTATATCGCACAAAGTAGAAACAGAACACGGCAAAGAATATGCAA